CACGTCCCGGTTGCCCGCCGTCTCCTTCATCTCCGCGATCTTGTTCTGCAGCACCGCCACATACACGCTGTCCAGCGCCGGCACCCGGATCGGTGCGATGGAGTCCGCACCCAGGTTCCCGTTGGTGTGTACGAAGGGCCTCGTCCAGTCGGCATACTCGTTCTCGTTCACCGCGCCGTCCGCCCGGATGAAAAACCGCGGTGTCGCCGCCGCCAGCGTGTTTTTCAGAATAGCCTGGTTCATCAGGTCGATTTGCTTCTGCGCCGACTTGCACAGATCCACATACCCATACCCGCAGGGCGTCCCCTCCTCGGGAAACAGCGTATCGAACACGAACGGGTACTTCCCGTGGTCGTACCAGCCCCGCGCCGCCATCTCCGGGTCGTTCTCCGTGGCATACAGCACATTCTCCCCCACGAACTTGCAGTACTGCAGCACCTGCCGTCCCTCACGCTCCGTGTGGTAGTACCAGTCCACCACCAGCGACTGCTCCGACGTGTCCACCTTGTCGTCGTACAGATACCGGCTCACCTGTCCGCCGCTGCGTCCCAGCTTTCCCGTCAGCTGCGGATACTGCTCCTCCAGCCGCCTGTTGGGCACCAGCTCCGTGCAGAAAAAGTGCTCCGACTCCTGTATGTCCGTGACCCCCGGCTCCCAAAACAGGTTCAGCACGTCCATGCTGCGGATGCTCACGTCGCCCAGCCCGTGCAGCTTTTCGTTGTCCCAGAACACGCCGTACACGGCGCACCCGGACTTCAGCTTGTCCCACCACGCCTTGGAATACGTCCGCCTGAACCGGTCGTTTTTCAGCAGCACCGGCAGGATACGGCTCAGCGTCTCTGCCTCCTGCCGGTCTCCCGGCTCCCGGGGCAGCACCGTCGGCTCCGGATAGCAGTCCATGGCGTCCGCGTGCTTGCTGAGGATGCAGTTCACCAGCCAGCCGCTGGCCGGCCGCACGTCCTCCGGATTGCCGCCCTCGCCCGCCTTCTCCATCTGCTCCCAGTGCCGCAGCTTCCAGAACTGCTCGTTGTCGATGATGCGCCTGTCCAGATTTTGCTTGCCCGCGCGATAGCGCCGCAGCACCTCCGCCGCGGCCCGTACCGCCTCCGCCCCGATCTTCACCGGAGCACCGGCGTCCCGCGCGGTCCTTGTCTCCTGCTCCATCCGAGCACCTCCCTTTCATGTTCTGTCCCTGCCCCCGCCCAGCCCGAAAGTTGCCCGCAAACGTGCAACACCCCAAATTTTTTTCCCCAGCCTTCCCACCAAAAAAAGCGCAAAAAAAGAAAGCCCTTACGGGCTTTCTTTTTTATTTGCTCTTAGTGACGCTTTTTAGCGGTCCACGCCATACCGGTCACGGACAGCACCGCCGTCACGGCGTAGATACCCACGCCCGCGTCAAAGGTCTTGGGGCTGGTGCCCTTGTTGTCGTCCTTCTTGGTGTCGGTGGTGGTAGTGGAGTTGTAGTAGTAGCGGGGGATGTTGCCCACGGAGCCGTCAGCGTTCTGCTGCTTGCCGCTCTCCAGGTACTGGCTCACATCGGCGTCAAAGGTACCGCCGGAAATAGAAGCAGTACCCGTATTGTTCGCGTCATAGGCATCCACGATCATCTTCTGCGTGTTGGTCGCGCGCTTAAATGTACCGCCTGTAATAGTCAGTTCACCCGCAGAAGTTGCAGCGCCTGCGTCGCCACCCCAATTAGACGTAAACAGCACCGCCTCAGCAGATTCCAGTGTCTCAAAGGTGCCATTGTTAATAGTAGTCTTGTGCCAGTTCATGATAACATACTGCGCAGTGTTGGAAAAGTTACCGCCGTTTATGACCAGCACACCGGCCGCGTCATTCTTGACCGTGTTGACACCGCCGCTGAACGTACCTCCGTTGATGGTCAGGGTAGAAGCATCAGTGCCTTCACCACCGTTGCGAATCATGCTGGAGTAACCGCCATTATTATACACGGTAACACCCGCATTGATTTCCATCTTTCCATAATTGGCAATGGTATAAAAGCTATTACCGCCATTTGTATAGGGCGAATATGTTCCCTTTTCCTGAGAACGCTCAAACGTACCACCATTCAACACCGTAACACCATAGTTTACGATAGCACCCTTTGCGTGTGTCACATTATCCACCGTGCCGCTGCCGTTGATGATCAGGGTCGCCCCATTCTGAACAGTAATGGTATCGCCGCCATTATTGGTCAGCGTCTTACCGTTCAGATCGAGGGTCAGGTTCTTGTTAATGGTGACATTTTCCTTGGTGTCTGCAATCAGCTGCACGGTCTGTCCCTCAGTTGCCGCGTTCACCGCATCCTGCAGCGTCGCATACTCAGTCTCTCCGACTTTTGCGACCGTCTCACCCGCCGTCTCCGTCGCCCACGCCATCGTCGTGACGCCGATCGCCATGACCAGCGCCAGCACGGTTGCCAATACCTTTTTCATTGTTAACACTTCCCAATGGTTTTAATATTTCCGCAGCCCGCTTCGTTTTAAGCTTGTTAAAACGCCAAAGCAGGAGTACTCCTGCGGATAGTCAGATTATAGCACAGCTGCACAATTTGTCCAGCCCTTTTGTGTAAAATCTCGCATTTTCGTCATCTGCGAAATTTGGACCGGGGGAGGGGCTGCGCCCCTCCCCCGGTTTCTCACGGCTTCCGCCGTATCTCCGTCCTCTCCCGGGGCGCGATGGGCCGCATCATGCAGAAATACCGGCTCTCATCCGCCGCGTGGTCCTCCTGTCCCGTGTCCACATCCTCCGGCGCCGTGGTGCTGTACGACAGCCCCGGTACCGTCCGTATGAACGCCCGGCAGTTTTCGAACACATACAGCATGGGGTACCCCTCCCCGTCAAAGCTCATCCGGTAGTGCAGCTGCATCCACCCCGGTATCCTCCGGTTGTCCCCCTTCTCAAAAAACAGCCGGTGCTTCAGCGCCGTCTCATAGATGCTCTCGCCCCGGCTGGCGTCCCAGATGGCCGGGTCCGCCACCCCCCGTATGGTCCGTCCCCGCAGATATGGGTGCTCGTCCTCCATCCGCCGTATCTCCGCGAACTGCCGCTCCGGCGTCCACAGCACGCCCTCGTCCGGCGTTCCCGTGCAGCCGTACAGCTCCAATATCCGGTACACGCACCCGTCGAAGTCCACCGCCCACCAGCCGCAGGAAAAGGGCTTGGCGTAACCGAAGTCGTAGCTTCTGTACACGTTCCACTCCCGCGGGATGTCAAAGGGCCGGATCACGTGCGTCCACCGCCGGTCCGCGTAGTGCGCCGGGTCGTCCGTGAACTCCTGGAACACCTGTCCCGCCAGCACGTCCCACCGCCCCTCCAGCCACGCCGCCCGCAGCTTCGGCGGCAGCGCCTCCAGCTGCCGTATATACTCCGGCTGCCGCGCCAGCAGCGCCCCGTTGTCCGTCACCCGCGCCGGTATGAACGCGTACTCGCCCCCGTTCTCCCCCGGCTCATACCGCCGGTCGATAAACAGCCGCTTGATGTACCCATGCCCCGGCCCGCCCGGGTTGCACGTGTAGTAAATGCGCTTGGGAAATCCGTTCACGCCGCGCACGCACGCCGCCAGCTTCCGCATCCACTGCTCCTTCAGCTGCGTGGCCTCGTCGAAAAAGATCACGTCGTACTCCGCGCCCTGATAGCGATCCGCGTCCCGGTCGCAGGCGCAGTATCCGAACTGCAATACGCTCCCGTTCCCGAACACGAACCGTCTCTCCTCCGCCCGGTATACAGCCGTACCCGCCAGCTCCAGCCGCAGCGTCTCCAAATGGTTTGCCTCGATCTCCGGCATGGTCCGCCGCACCAGCAGCATCCGTATCCCCGGATACCGCTGCGCCAGCAGCTTGGCCTTGCACCGCACCGCCCAGCTCTTCCCGCCGCCCCGTGCCCCGCCGAAAGCGACGTACTTCTTTTTGCACCGCAGAAATTCGTCCTGCTTTGCGTTCGGCGTCCCGATGTATATATCCTCCATGTTCTCTCCCCCTTGTCTCTCTTCTCTCCGTGCTTACTCGCTCAGCGCCCGTACCTCCTCTCCCATCAGCACCTGCACCGTCTGCACCGCGGTCCCGCCGCCCAGCGCCTTCTCCAGCCCTGCCAGCGTCTGCAATATCCCCGCCAGCTCCTTCAGCTCCTTGGTGCACGCCTCACCTTTTTCCGCCTCCTCGGCCGCCCGCTTCGCGCCCCGCATCAGCGCCCGCGTCATTTCCAGCAGGCAATTCCTGCTCTCCGCCCTGCGCCGTCTCTCGTTCCGGCACCCGCTGACCCAGTTCTCCTTCCGCGCGTGCCGCCCCACGCTCTGCACCGAAACGCCGTATTCCTTCGCCAGCTGCATATAGGTATATCCGCCCGCCTCGTACTTCTCCCGCAGTTCCTCCCAGGGTGCCGCCGTCTTATGCATCCGCCTCACCTCCGACCACCTCATACGCCGCCAGTATCTGCGCCGCGAAATCTGCCAGGCAGCCCCTGCACACGTTCTCACCGCTGATCCGGTAGTATCGCTCTCCCCGCCGCAGCTTTCCGCCGCACAGGTCGCACTGTCCGCACACCGCGTCCGTCCCGTTCTTTCTGTACTTCATATCCGTACCCCCTTATCAAGATCGTCTATACCCCATCCCCCGGAAAGCAAAAAAGTTGCCCGCAAACGGGCAACACTCCCCAAATTTTCCCCCAGCCTTTCCCTTAAGGGCACGCCCCCCTAAGCCTTCCCCTTGAGGGCACGCCCCCCTAAGCTTCCCCCTGGGGTTCGCGGTGTTGAATGACAGGCCGGTGGCCTGTCAGATCCGCGAAC